AGTGCCTCACTACCGTGCATCTTACCAGCAAGATAACTTGCATCGTAAGGTTCGCCTTGTCCAAATCCACTACCGTCAACCGCTGTGAAAGATGTTCCCTTGTCCGTCGAGACGAATAGTCCAAGGCCCGTACTGGTGCATACCGTTTCTAGGTTGTTCCGCAAGAAGGCCCTCATTGAGAGAGTAATATTTGCTTTTCCTGTGACAAAATTACCAGTGGCGGTTCCGTCGTCAGAGCAAGTCATAGTCGCTCTCCGTGCCAGTTTCATCCGCTGCTGCTCCGCCGAAGCATACTGAGTAGCATCGGTGCGGTCCACGATTTCCATTACACCGTTATCATCACCACCACCAAAACTCGACATGAAGGTGGTCATGGTTGTTTCTGGAGATGTTCTCCATTCACAGGAAACACCATCGGTGAATAGATACTGATTCTTACCTTCGATGTATGCTTGTGTATTACCGGCACTACCCTTGATGTGAAGGCGACCACTCACGATATTGAGTGTACCGAAACCATCTGGGTATCCTTGGAAAGTCACACCATACTGGTGGTCTGGATATGTGTCAAGAACAGCAGAGGTATCTGCAACCACACCCACGAGGTTAGTCGCGTTACCTGTATAACCTGCGGTGTAACCCCAAGGTGCATCGGCGGTGCCGAGACCCAAGAAGTATGACTGGTGACCTGTGGGTCCGCCGAGCAAACCATCATCGCGGTCCTTACCGCCAATGACCACGTTACCCTTCTGGTCAATATTGAACGCGATTCGCTGGATATCAGCATCGTCTGTGTTGGTATCGTCACCAGTACCGGCAGAACTACCGAAGTTGGACATGACGGAGAATGAACCGTCAGAACCGCGAACTTCGAAGCCAATATTTGAGCCTGCTTTGCCTGAAATTCTATCTACGACATTGCCAGTGGTTCTGAATCCCTGAAGTGATGTGAATTCATTTCTCTCATGATGTGTAGAACCAGAATTGATAGGATGTTCGTGTATGAGAGTGTCGTATGTGGGACCAAACTGAGCCCCGGGCACAGGTTCTTTCGCATCCAGAATATTTTCTGCCTTACCATGACGAATTGCAAATGTATGTCCATCGCCAAGAATGGTAAGTGGGTTGTAGTCTCGATTGAAGTCACCACTTGGAGAGATAAGAGAGAAGAAACCATCAGCAGCAAGGGCACTTGTAGAGCCGAGTGCGACTGTATCTTTCTCTAGGTTGAGAGCGATAAGAGGTGTTCCTTGAACACCAAGAGTGTTTCCTGAGCGGAACAACACACCCATATTAGATGCAGCACCACCACCGATATCACCGTAGCGAATATAGAAACCACCAGTTTGAGCGGCGTGACCGGAGATACCATAGGCACTATGTTGCTGGAACAATGCAAGTTGAGCGCCTGTGAATCCATATAGTTCTACTTCACCAAACTGAGCGTTAGACTCATAGTCAGCGGTGATGTCACCACCAGATCCACCAGACTGTCCGAGACCAAAGACGGCACCACCACCCGTGGCATATTGGATGAAGTTGGTATATTCTGTAGTCTGACCACCCGAGAAACCAGAGGTGAAACTGCCGAGAACACCAAAAACGTGATCTACTTCTGAAAGTATTTGTGGGTATACCTGCACGCCCGTGAACTGGGCTTCGCTGCTGGAGAAAATCGGAACCGAACCAGCGGATGATCCCTGAGTAGCAACACCGGAAACGACGATTGTAACATCACCAGTTGAACCGTTTACACTGTTTACAAATCTGCCTTCTGGCACGTTACTGAAAGTAACCTGACCACCAAAGACGATATCCTGCGTCATGTTGGTAACGCCTAGGAAACCAATCTGAACAGATGTGCCACTGAAGTCAAAAGTCAACCCATCCTCGTTGACAGAAGATGGGGTGATGCCGGTGATATCAATCGTATTGACATCTGTAATCAAAGCGTTGGTTCGATTGAACCAAGTCTGGAATGTGTCACTCAAATTGAGTGGACTGATTGTTGCACCTACCGGCATTCCTACTCTCCCGTTGTGATCATGGATCTATACTCGCCTACTGTGAGTATGTAGCAATTACAAACTTGCTTGTTTTGGCGAATCAACTTCTGAAGTCTGTGTCTTCCATCAATCAATGTGTATCTTTTTTCTTTGTCTAGTCCATCTACTGCGATCAGAGGAAACTGCGTGTCTGACTTGTTTACTCTTGCTTGATCCAGTTCGCCTTCTTTTACTTTGAGTTCCCCGATTGGAACCTTTTTAGTTTGTCTTCTTGCCTTATCAAACCACCTGAAAAGTGGGGGTAGTTCGATGTAGTCACTTTTCCCATCAATGTAGTGTCTTCTAATCATAAGTTTGGATACACCTTGAAACCAAAACTAAGTCTGTTTGTGTTTGAGTAAACACAGTGCCATAGTCGGTCATGTGAATCTCCAATATCAAACTCACGCATCGTAAAGCCTTTTTGGTCCCAAGAAGTTTTCACTTGACCATCTTTATCCATGTACCTGAAAAAAGACTTACGATCCTCACATGAATAGTTTAGATAAATTCTTTTGCCTGGTGCATCTGAGTTTGTATGCCACCCCATGTACCCACCTTCTGGATACCAAAACCGACCACTAAGAATGACCGAGTGTTTTGGGAACATCTTGTAGACATAATCCATCAGTGCTTGCCGGATTGGATCTACATCGACATGAAACATGAACTTTTGTCTATTTTGAGGGCTGTCTCCCTCTTCTTGAAGTTGATGGAGTTTATCAGATCCAACAATTACAGATGGATCCTCTCGATCACCTTTATAGTGACCATGCTCTTTTTTTACAAATGCCATTGGATCAGATTCAAATGCTTTGATCCAAGGCATTGTAATTGCATACAAATCTTCATCATAAACTACCTGCTCTCTGAATTGAGAAGCACGCTTAGTTTCACCAACCATACTTCTTTGCCTCACCCTTATGGTCTCGAAGTTCTTCCGGAAGGATCACATCACTCTCTGGATCACCAAAGAGAATGTGTGGTCTGATGAGGTACATTTCCTCTGCCGTTTTGACTGATTCAAGATCAATTGATGCCGGCAGATCTCGAAGATATTGTTTTACTTTCGAAATATAGTGAAGTCGGTCTGTATCATTTCTTTCCATGGCTTTGGTTGTATTCAAGTCATATGCCCCAATGACCCGATTTCTGACTCTCCTCAAAAATGCTCGGTAGAAATCTCTGGCCACTTTCATATCAACATAGATGTCACTGGGTTTTCCGTTGGTCAATTCATACTCCCAACACGGCTGGAAAAAAGCACCCCATGATGTAGATACCAAAGGATGGTCATTTGGAACATCCAAAGTGTATTTCAACCCTTTTGGTGCTTTTCCATGAATAAGGATCTCGATGGAAGAATCATCTGTTGTCTTGAAAGTTTTGATCATCTTAGTCAACTATCCTTTTTTATCATGAATAAAGTGAAATACCTTCACCGGGAATACTATCACCGGGGTTTCTTGAACCGAATACGACAAAATTGAGTGAACCCTTACTACCAACATCTTCTTCTCTTGCTCCGAGCGCCGAGTCCGCGGCGGCGATGTTGTTTGTATTGAGTGGATCAATAAGAGAATACTCAACTCTGTTTCTGCCATTACCATCATCATTGTTATCAAATTCATCCATGATCAATCTTGTGCTGGTGATTTCAAAGGAAGGTTTACCACTCACGATCATCTTTTTACCAATGTGGTAACTACTCAAAACTTGGGCATCAAATTCGGCCCGGTCGGTTCCGATGAACGATGTCCTGCTGTAAGCATTACCACCAAGATCAGAAGGTTCCAAAGCCACAACCATATTCACCGCATCGTTCGCGTTCACAGTTCCCGAACTATCAGTATCAAAAGAGGTTATAGTATCTGCCTGAAGGGTAATTCGGAATCTACCATCAGCGATGCGGGTCGCACTCTCTACATTATATGATCTCTTGATGTTCATATTATTAGAGGAGTCAACCTCAATAACACCCCATGCTTTGGCAGTATTGATCGCTTTGACTTGACCCTCAGACTCGTTGGGAGGTGGTGGTGCAATGACGCTTCTAGGTGTATCAATCGCTGCACATCTGAGTCTTCGAATGACTGGACCAAGACCGTTGTTTGAGTGGTTCGAATCACCACTGCCCTGCACTGGTGCATAGATAACAATCTTGACTTGATATGCAACGAACTCGCCGCCATTTGGCATCAACGTCGTGATGAGGTTTCCATCTGCTGGTGATGCCAAGTAACCCTCATCATCAACATTGGCCTCAGTCAAAGCAGCAGGAGTGAATCTGATATCGATACCGTTTTCAGCACCAATATTTGGGTTGCGGAAGTCAACCACATCACCTACGCTACCACCGGGCAGTGGTGCCACATCATCCTTTACGCCATCGGGGAACAACTGAATGTATGGAAGATCATCAAAGTCTTCAATCGTATCAGGGCCTTGTGCCTTGACAAACACATGAATTCTCGCTCCCTGTGGAATATCTGCCTGAACGTATGCTCTAAAGTCTCGTGCAGGTCGATCCAGAACAACCTTCTTACCGATGTACTTAGAAATGACCGTGCTGGATTCACCACTAGAATTTAGTTCTTCTGCCGGAGCCCCCACATTGGGTGTGTTGTTAGATTGCATTTCAACTCTGAGCAATGCAAGTCTTTCCGCGTCGAGAATAGGTGACACTCTCTTCTGCTCATCGGCTGATAGTCGAGCAAAAATCTTACCGGGATTTGATGCTCCACCAACAATTCCTTTCTCATCAAGAACAACATCACTATTTACTGGAACAGTAACGTCAACCGTCGATGATGTATCGAAATCATTGTATCGCAACACAGATGAAATACTGATATCATTACCAGACGGGACAATTTGATTGTTCGCGGCAAACCTAGTGAGATTCATACCATCAATATTTTCGTCGGTTTCAGTTACAAAGTTGACCTCTCTAGCAGAGAGACTTTGTTCTGCACCAATAAAGTCGGCACGAATCAGATCAAACATCAATACTCTATCGGTATATGGTTCTCTAGCACCATTATTCGTCGGCAAGTATAGTCCATTTGCATATGGAACTTGCGAAACCGTATCATCAGTTGGATTGCCAAACTTATCAATCATTGTCTGACCAATCAATCCACTATGCAGAGCAAAGTCAGCATCGTTACAACGAACGGTCAGGGCATGTCTGCCTGGAGGAAGATAGACGGGACTGCTAAAGTTGAAAGATGTTCCACTTGCATCATCTGGATTATCATTCACTGTCAAATTGCTGTCAGTTACCGTTTTGGATACCTGAGAGAATCTATGAACAGTATTGATCGATGGTGCGTTTCCATTTTTAGGATCGCATGGTCTCAGATCAACGAAGACGGGAGTATCCGTATTGAATGGTGCAGTCTTTACAAAGAGTTGTACACCAGTCAAGAATACACCCAATGGGTATTGTCCCTTGTCAACCGTAAAGGTTTGAGCAAGAGGCAAAAGACCTTGATTTGGTTCAGTGACGTTTCCATCATCGTTGACATCAAAAAGATTGGCTTGTCTGACACTAAATCTAGTCTTGATAGGCGGTCTGACGGAGACAGAATTTACATCAGTTTCCTCTTGATCTAGAATACCCTGTGCGTAGAAAGTATCTTCTGCGATACTATTCGAGGCACTGTAACGACCTAGACTATCATCCAAGAACTGAATTCTCTTAGCACCCGCTTGGTATCTGCCTTTTTGTAGTGCGATACTTGTAGTGAAGGAACCAGTGGACCCGACCTCATAACCCGAAACATCACCGACTGACACGTTGTCCATAAATGCGTATGCAGTCGAACCGGGAATCATTCCCTCAACTGTACAGTTTATAGTAACTGCTCTCATGAAAGGAACAACACTTAGGTCAACGACTTTGTTACCTACGCTTCGAGTAATTCGATTGGAGAAAATTCTCTTCACAAACCCAGAACGGATTGAACCTCTGTATTGCCTGTTTCTGTAATCTTCTGGATCGGCCGAAACGGTATCGGACTTCTTCTTGTTTCCATACCAGAAAGCATTCCACTCGTTCCATCTAGAACCCCACCCCAAGAATCTACCAGCCTTGAAAGCACTAGCAGCAGATTCGAAGGCATTGTTTTCACCGACAGTATTGACAACCACGACTGGAGCGGTGGTGGTATCAAACCAGTAATCACTTTGTGGATTCAGTTTCACTGTACCAAGATAGTCGATTACTGCGTCTGGATTACTCTTCTCAGATGCGTTCGCCTTTCTGGACAGAACAATATCTGAGTTTGCATAGTCTAGTGTGTAGATACCGTCCGGGGACAATGTTACACCAGAGTTCAAAGATGATTGTGTAAGACCAAGGGCCTCCGCGATGAACGATGGTCTAATTTCTCTAGACTCAACATCGATAGACACATTGTGATCTCTGTTTAGAACATCAGAGTTGTTGTGACCAATACATTCGTCTACAAAAATTGCACTTCTCTCTGGAACACCGGAACCAGGCTCAGCACCCACGCGAGAGATTGCCTCATTTTCAAGTTCTGAGATGTAGTTGAATCGCTCATCATCCTCAACCGTATTATCAATGACACCAATGTCTGACATGGTGAATCGCTGATTATCGATATACCTTGCCCGAACATCGGAGGCATCATCAGTATACGCAGGGATATCAACTTGGTACAACTCCATCAACTCATCAGTCACATCAGGAGCAACTGGGTTGATTGATGGGACACCACTCAATAGTTTGAATGTCTTATCCGGTGACAGTGCGATACTGTCTACTCGCGGGAGGTAAACAGATGCGTCATATCTTGGGTAGTTACCAACAACATCAAATCTGCTGCCTGGGAGATTACCGACATTATCAAACCCGTGAGTCGAACCTTCATTTCTTCTATCAGCAGTAGGTTTCTCTACAGGTCTAAAGTCCACAGCATTTGCTAGTGAGAATTCAATGCCACTTTCTGGATCTGTGAATCTCGGGATTTGCTCGACCGAAAGACTTGATGGATATGAGTCAACGGTAACTGGTTTATCCAATCCAGCGTGACTGAAGTATCGATAAGAAATTGAACCAAGTGCAAAGTCACTATTAGTCACCCTTGGGATAGTTTTTCCAGAGATGAGTCTAACCGATGAGTGATAGAAAGCGTCTGGTTTTTGACCATCAAGTAACTCAAACCTGTCTGTGACAACATCACCGTTTATGTCAGTAATCTCGATGATATCATAGACATGTGCGTGGTCTAGTTCGAACACAGGCTGGTTTGGTCTAGCACCCCTATTCGAAACATCCATTGCATTCGTGCCATTGTTCTTTGCTGAGTATTGGTCCCTGCCGAAAAGATCATTGTAGAGAGTTGCGGGATTGAGTAGAGTGGTTGCTTGTGTAGTTCCTGTAATGGTTCGTGCCTGATCAAACGCACTCATGACAGTGCTGTTCAACGATAGCGTTCTAATATTGTGAGTATAGTCGTTTGGAATACTGTCTCTAAACACAGTGGCATTGAGGATACCATAAACTTCCCTATCATCCGAACCCTGAGTCCGAACACCAGCAGCAGTGCTATTGATATTGATCGTGAGTGAGCCAGTTGATTGGTTTATAGTAACAACATACTCAGATGGTTTGATGTATCTGTTACCACCGAATGCAGCAACACCAGACGCAGCATTACCAGCATTGTCGTTCCTAGGCAGGAACAATGTGTATGCGTTTGCTTGAGGGGGGATGAAGGAACAGGAGTCATCAGGCACAGTAACGGGATCTGAAGTTACACTTCCCTCTTGGAAACGAACACGCAAGAATACGGAATGTGCGGTTCTAGTTGAGAGACCCGTTGTTGATTGTGCGACAGTGTTGAATGGAGCGTTGGGGTCAGACGAAAGTGTTTGAACTCTAGCCTGTGCTTGATCTGCGGTGAGAAGAGGGAATACTTGGTTAGCATCACCGGCACCTCGACCGTCAGTGCCTGTGAATATGAGAAGACCAGTGTCGGTCTTTTTCGTTCTGAACATACAGGTGTTGTTCGGGTTATTTGTCCCACCAGAAATTTCCGCAAAATCACTGTCATCAAATGTTCGAATCAGATCAGTGTCACTATTGAAATTGAATCGTGTGCCCGACGATGAGGTTGGATCTATTCTAAACATTTTGACATTCGACAGTCCAGCCGAAGCAATAAGTTCATCAGGTGTGTCGAAGGAAGCCTGAACAGTTCGAAGGAAGGCAGTTCCGATGAGAGTGAAATTTGGTTGTGCCGCGGACGGATTATCTGCTTGGAAAAGACCAACGAGCAAATTTTCCATGACTGCGTGTGCGTCGAGGTTGTTGATATCACCAGAACCAAGGTGGTGATCCAAAGACAGATCAATCTGAACCATGTTTTCTGGGGATGCTGGAGTGGTCAAATTTCGCAAAGTACCGAGAGTTCTTGCCTTTACAAGAGAGAGGTAACTAGGCGTAATTGTTTCAAACTCATAACCCCTAATGTATGCCTTACCTGGCCCAACGATTGCACCAAACTTAGTCGTGTCGATGCTACCGAAAACATTTTCGTTTGTGCCGAAAGACAAAGCGAATGGTCGAACCGTATAGTGACCCGACTCATCGAATGTTCTTCTTGCCAGAGAGTCTTCCAAGTCAGCGTAGTTTGAGTACACACTTGACTTGGATGTTTCTCCGTTGATAACGCGAGCGACTTCGAAGTAGTCTTCTGTGTTGAAAGTAAGTCCGCTGGCAGATCCAGAGATACCATCGAACTCAATTTGCTTGGGCGACAAACTTAGTTTGTATCGATCCGCACCGGGAGCATTGTAGTTATTGAACCCATATGATGGATCGCGAAGAGTTTCATCTTGATCAGAACTAACGTATTCTCTACTGATGCTGAAACCAAGTGAGTTTGATGGCTTATCGAAGTCTCTATAACCACCCGTGAGACTATCAATGAGAGGAACGAATACATTAGATGAGGAACTTTGGATGAAGTTGCCGTCTGCGAAGTAAACACCCTGACCAACATTGACGAGCAACGCATCAGCACCAAGACCGATGGCAGTAGTTCCTGCCCCAGAACCTTGTCGATCCTGATCGATCTGGAATGTTAGACCATCGTTGAGTCCACCACCAGTAATGGTGATCACTTCGTCGTTCGCGAAAAGACCACCCGATTGGTAGTCGAAGAAGATGATGGGTGTGGTATCTTTTGTTAGGGTAGATCCCGCAATGGCATGAGTGATAATTGCACTTGTTGCCACACCGGCACGACCAGCAAAATCGTTTTCTACTCTTTGTCCTGCTAGTCCAGATAGAACTGCATCCGTAAATCCTACCGTAGCACCATCGTCCTTGAGTCTCATGAATCGAGTGAGTTGCTCATTGATAGCAGCACCGCTAACGACTGACCCGTTTTCGAAGATATGATCACCAAACCGCTCCAACTGATTCTGTAGAATAGTCTGAGCCTGTGTTAGTTCTCTCGCTTGAACAGCAACACCCGGTCTGAACAGAACCCTAGCGAAGTTTTTATCTTCGCTAAAGTCATCGTAGTATGGTGCGATGTTATGAATTTCAGGTCTATGTGAACGCGCCATTCAACTCTCCTCAGAAGTCAATCTCTAGTTGATAATTCTCGTACTGCTCATCGTTTCTTGCGAGTGGGTCTATACTTCTTATGTATAGCACTTTGCCAGAGGGAATGTCAATTTCTGGTCCGGTGACTCCGGCAATTGTGAAATCAACATTACCACCACTGGTTTTCACCTGAAGTGTTTCTGTTGCAGTGAAACCATATTCGTTTGTTGTAATGCCATTTTGCTTGATGTCGTTGACATAGAATGTGGCAGTTTTACCACCAGAGAAACCAGATCCGCTAACCTCGGTTTCAACAAGAACCGCACCACCACCAGATGCACCAGTAACATTCACATCTTTAGCAAACAACCCAGCGGTGAGAACAGCACCATCGGCCCGAACTGCCTCGATCAAAGTGGTTGTTCGATATGACTTTTGCTGAACTCCATAATCAGAATCAAGTTTCTGTACAACCTTAGCAAAGGATCCATCAATCGCCCAACCAGAAGTTGATGCGGTAGACGTTCCTGTTAGTCCTCTGATGATAGTGCCTGATGGTAGTTTACCAGTCAGATTCTCAACCTGCAATGTTGCTTTCAGCCCTGATGGTTCAAGGGTGAACCTAGTTACTCTGCCTGCTGCGGGTGGGTCATTCGCAAAAATGTATGTCCCAACAGGGAAATCGTTTGTCCGTAGTGTCGCTCTATCCGACACGTTTGCCTCGATGTCTAGTAGAGTCGAACTTGTTCCTTCCGCGCCCGCGATCCCGCCCGCGCCCGCGTGGCCAGTTCCGATTTCTGGATTCAAACAAAAACCATACAATCGAATATCATTGTCACCGGGGAAAGCATCTTCATCTCTCTCAACCCTAGCAACAATCAATACCTTGCTCGCAAGAAGTTCATATGGAATCGATGAGGAGTGACCACCAATTGGCCCAATGACAGCCCTTACGCTAGGTGCGGATGTAACAGATCCACCCAATGCGATGGATGCCTCACTGTAACCACTTCCAGTATCACTCATCACGATATCATCTAATGTCAGATTACTGTTCATTCGAGCAAACGCAACTGCACCAGAACCATCACCGGAAAAAGTAACTGATGGTGCGATTTCATAAACACTGGTATTGTCTGGAGAAATTGTCCATGCAGTCGATACGGTCGCTAGTCTCTGTGACCCGAAGTAATCGGTGATTGTTTTGATCTGTCCCACGCCCGTGCCCGCGACGATTCTAATAGCATAGTTGTTATACGCATCATCTGTCGAACTTGCGACTGCTGCTAGTCGAACCAAAGTATTTGATGGATATTCTCCTGTTGAAAGGGCCCGAGCATTCTGACCCTCCTCTGCCCTGATCGCGTTGACATATGCACTTCCAGCACTATCAATAATTACAGTTTCGATTGCACCATCCCGAGCAGCCTTTTGTGCATCATATTGTAGTTCACGTTCATCCCCATAGACATTAGACCTGTTTGGATAAATTGGAAGTTCTAATGCGGGAATATCTGTCTCTGTCTCATACTCTCTTGCTCCAGCAGGAACAGTAAACATATATTTCCAAACATAATCATTTCTGAGTCTGATTGGTTCGAATGAAACACCAGTAGGTTCATCGATTGAGTTATTACCCTGTCCGTTACTCAGACACTTGTATACGTTACCCTCAGTATTGGTGACATAGAAAGTCTTCGTTGATAGATCAACTTTATCATCATACTGATCATACTTGGTATTGTTTACCCATAGATTTTTTGTGATCATGAGGTATGCAGATACATTATCAACCAGACGCATCCCGACTGATTTTCTAAGCGAAAGTCTTGCTTGCAAGTCACTCGATGTGTCTAGGGTCGTTGTTTCATCTGAAGACAATGTTACACCAGAGGTGTAGACAAACAACCGATCATCGGAGTCAACCTTGAACTTGTCAACAAAGTTTTGGGCAAGATATGTCTTGAACTCGCTCCTCAGTGTAGATGTATCCGTGGTACTCATTTAGTTATCCTTAGTCACTGGTGTAGTTAGACTTGATGGTGGAAGTGTCAGCAAAAGGCATATTGTTCAAGAAATCCCAAATCGGAAGGAATCTCCACTCCGGTTTTGCATCGAGACTTATGCCCTCAAGCATATTTATATGCGGTCCCGACACCGAATATGGTTTCGCGATAACCGAAAGGGTTCCGCCCCCGGTAACACTAACAATAGGATATGGAGCAGTTTCTCCCGCACCGATCACAGATGAAAATCTACCGCTAATCATTTTGATATCAAGAAACGCATTTTCCATGCTACCCACGAAACCAAGATTCGAATCGGGCGTTTTCTCGGGTTTACGAGCAGTTCCTTTGGTGACTCCGAAGTTGGAGGTGTTGATGACTTTCGTTTGGTTAGCAATTGCGGCATCATCCATGTTCGAAAAGTCAAATGCCAATCTTCCGATTGCCTCTGGTCTCCCGGGCAATTCTTGAATAACAAGATCACCATCGAGCATATCAGTATCACCAGTGATGCTATCGATGAAGACTCTGCATACTGGTTGTCTGATTTTTTCCTTCTCTTGGAAGTCCATCGTCAAACCTTCAGCAAAATGTGTGTATGATGAATAAACTGTCCACATGGCATGACCATCATCACCATAGCGATCCTTACCAAACGAATTGGCGCATCTTCCGGCCGGATGGGGATATACGGCAAGTGCAAGTGAGTCACCCGTGGTTGCGGATGCTCCGGGGCCTCCAATAGTATTGGTGTTGTACCAAACAATCTGGTCTAGTAGTTGATGACCTGATTCAGTTATACCATAACCAACGGTGATACCATCTGGAGTGCCATCACTCACACCAAGTGGCAACTTCGCAGTCGGTCCACCAGCAGCAGTTGACGCCTGTGGAATATGTGCAGTGCGGCCGCCAACAACAAAGTCTCCTGCTAGGTCTCCCGTCACTCCATTGTATCCAAATGGGAATAGATCGACAAAGTGACCAGTTGGATCGACCCCACTTGTGGGTCCAGTCACATATCCACGATAGTCGGTAAACTCTTCAAACGTATATGGCAAATAGTGTCCAATCATTGGACTTTCAAATGCCTGTGTATGTCCGTATCTGGAAACCACACGGTTGATGCCGCGATAGTCTTCAAAAAACAACTTATTCGCTGCCAGAGTCGCTCCTCGTGCAGAGGTGAACCCATCGCCTGACGCACCAAGAATTGTATCAGCAAAAACTTGATATCCAGAGGGGTGGGCAGTCTGCTTCAAAGATTCTCGATAGTCCTCAATACCCTTAGTTGTTCTTACTGAGTACGAGTACCTTTGGTAGTAGTGGTTGTCTTGAATCTTATCAGCACCACCCAACACATCCTTCGAAGATGTGTATCTACCAGACTTGAATCCAGCAACGGTTCCCTCGATCTCAAGTGTTGCACCCGTTCCACCGGGAGTAACATCAGAAGTAGATCCTGTGATGAAATCAAAATCTAGAGTATTGCCCTCAATATAGTTTGGGTATCTCTTACTGATCTTTACTGATGTGATGGCACCTTTTCTATCAACATTTGATACAATCGCTTCAGCGATGTTTGCATTGTTGGTAGTGTCCTTCACAATAATTTTGTCTAGAATGGAATAGCCCGTACCACCACTCGTGACTCCAATAGCACCAACCATCGGGAATGGAGTCTCTTTATATGAGGTTGAGCCTGATGTGTAGAACACAGGTTTATTGGGCGCGAATGTTCCTTGTACTGAATTCAGTTTGTATTCAGCAACGTCCATAAACTTATAGGTGAAAAATCTACCATCTCTGATGAACGCAGATGTAGAAACTTCTCCTGTAGGCAACCCATCCGAAGTTTGAAAGAGTGTTCTTCCCACTGCGTCTTGTGCCAGACTAATACCATGTGTTCGAGAGATAAAGATAATCATCGGGTCTTCCCAGAAAGCAGAAGACACTCCAAGAAGTCTCTCACCCGGTCTAATCAGCGTTACCGTCTCGTTGTACAGAAGACGGAAGAGTAGAAGAATTGCTTTCTCCCCGCCCTTTGATCTGTACAAATCCCCGATGTTTTTTATCGCTGCCTTTTCATTGACAGCAGTCGAAAACTCCGCAGGGAAACCATGTAGATACTCAGAAGAAAAGTTTGCAATGAATGTACTGGCAGTCGTATCGATATCTCTGTTCGATAGATGCTTTACCGTAGCATACCTTGGATTCCCCTCTTGCTCCATCCATTCGAAATATGCCTGCACGAAAGAGGCAAACGTAGCATGATCGGAGGTAACAAAGTCAGGTAAGAGTGACTTGAGTTGTGTCGATACTCTTTCATCAACAGTATCTACGATAGGAGGTAGAGACTCAATAATTTCCGTCACGGTGCCTAGACCGAGAAGTGGCGTAATGCCCCCATATTGTGTTGAACTACCTGCTACCATTTGCTATCCCTCAATATCCACTACCACTGGAGGATGAAGATGAAGATGAAGTGCTACTGCTACTAGATGAACTAGATGAAGAAACTGATGTTGTTGATGATGTTGAACTCGATGTTGGTGGAGGAGTGTACGATGTAGTTGAACTCACACGATCACTTGCCACACCAGAGAGTCGAGATCCTTCGGATAGTGCTGACACGGTAATCGATCCTGACGCATTAGAGTCAACAAAGATAATCGCGTCTTTTTCGGCGTATGCGTTACTTGAAATCGAGAGTGGTGCAGAGAAAACAATGTATTCCGAATTTCCACTGATTGACATGATTCTAAGGTTCGTAAGAGTCGCTACGCCCAGATGATAGTCAATCGTTCCTACGTTTTGCCTGATAGTCTCTACCTGACCGGCGCTGTTTCTATACTTCAACCGAAGAATACTAGAACCATTATCATCAATAAACGCATTTGTATACGTTGTACCATCACTTTCCTTCACAGTAAACTCATCTGAAGTAAGAACAGTCATGTGACCATCGTGCGGATGTTCAACTGGGTTATTGAACTTGATTTGATATGTTTGAGTGGCATCAATGAATGGGGTGATTCTCTTCTGCATACTGATCGATGTTACAGAACCTAGAATGGATTCGTCGGTGGCATCAATCGCTGCCGACAACTTAGAACGAATCATATCACCATTGAATACACCAACAGTTGAATCAACATGGTTTTTGATCGACGCCCTTACATTCGTGGTAAGAGTGTTTTGATCTGTCAACAAGATTTTTTCGTCATAGAAGACATTCGCATTGAATGTTAGGTATGTGATATCGGGTGGGTTGATCACAGGAGACACACCAACGACAGACTTTCCTGAAACAAAGTCTGAGATCTCTCTCTTTTGTTGATCACTAAGATCCGTTCCGTTGGTATCAATTACAGAAATCATTACCCTGCCGTATTGGGGTGGATCGGCATCCTCTCCACCATAAACATAAGCAGATCGGATATCTCCAAACTGAGCGAGAATCAAGGACACATAGTCATCTGGGGTGACTGCTCTATTCTGGGAAGAATATACTCTTGGTGCATTGAATCTAATCGATGCAACGGATTCTGCGGTAGAGCCTCCAGATGAATTGAAGATTGTGGTTACAGTATTCGAACCACTCCCGTGTGAGAATGTGGACAGTGAATTACCGTCTGCACCATTACTTCTCAGATATGTGATTGTAACTAGACTACCGCTCGTTGGCTTGACTCCAATCACACCGTCACCAAAGATAATTTCATACTTACCATCTCTATTTTGCTCCAAGAAAAATGCCTTGGTGGTATTGGTGATGTCAGCAATGTTAGCAGGAGCAAGAGACCACAAGTCAGTTCTGCCTGTATTGTCAGTCGCAGATGTTTGTACGTTTACTGAGATGGTTGAAGTATCAATATCTAGATCTGGGATGACGAACTTCTGATTCAGGTTTGAGTTATCGACAATGAAAGAAGTTTGATTGAGCGAACCCTCAGTAATTTCTAGATTCGAGATATGAGCAGTCGCTCCAGCACCAACGGTGTTTGCATCAAGATTGATTGTGCCCGTTGACGTATTAGTGAACAGATAAGATCTACCCGCACTCGTTGAGTTGAATCTATTACCGATTGCAAATGTGCTAGAAAGTCCTGCTGTGCTTCCGAAAGTAATGTCAACAGTCGCCTTTGCACTTCTAGAGGATCGTGGAGTGTATCCTAAACTCTTGGCATGAGAAACCACCGAGTCGCGTTTGATTGCCGAATCCAAGAACATCTCATTGGCGACCATGTTGTTATAGAATCCCTGCTGATAACTATGGTACGAAAGTAGATCCAATAGAACAGACATACCCGAACCATCAAAGTCATAGTCTTTGAATGTGTCTTGTTCTTTTAGATAATCCTTGAGTGACGCTCGGATGCTGTCAAAATCAAGTGAGTTGATTTGAATGTTCTTGCTATTTGGCATTACCTTAGCCTCTCTAGTGCAACTACAACTCTTGTTGGTTGCTCGTTATTTCTAATCTGAAAAACTACCGACACATCGAAAGCATTTCCATCTTGACTTGTTTTGACTGTTACATCAATCAAACTTGCTCTAGGTTCATTCTCAGCAATCACATCAACTATTTGCTGTTGAATTAGAGTCGCTGTGACGGGAGTCGCTGGTTCGAAAAGAAGATTTCTGATACCACCCGAAATATTTGGTCTAAAGAATCTCTCGTTTCTGTTAGTTAGAATCAAATTGCGAATAGATCTCTTGATTGCCTCTTCGTCAAAAAGTCGATCAACATCTTTGGTGTTGGGATTCATACCAAAGTCCATATCAAGATCTGAAAATCTTCCGACCTGTCTTGAACTTGGAGTCGTAGAACTGTGTCTATAATCCATTAGATCACCCCTCCGAAATCAACGCTTGTATGATTGATCGCTTTTCCTTCATCTCCATTATGATATTTTCATCGTTAGCATCATCCATGTGCTTCAAACTACACCACTCTAGACATAGGTAGCCTACTATGGTTCCCTTTGCCTGACAAAAAATGGGAAGATTGCAGGTCATCAAAACTCTCTGTGATTCTAAGAATGACTTCCAGAAAGAGTCTTCCATTTGACTGGTGATGATTGGCGTAGGATCATCATTTGATACATGTTCAATCAGGTGAGTAAAAGCACTAGCCATCAACTCTTTCTTTTTCTGTAATGTAGATTCAATTGCAAGAGCAAGAGACTCATGTGTCACCGAAAACTTTTTCATTGATGATCCGGTTTCGAATGTTCCTCCGTTGTGGAACATACAAATATGTGCCCGGCCCGCGCCCGTGAGAACTCTCAATTCTGTGAGTTGCTCGTGTACTTTACTGTGTACTTCAATGGCCTGTTGCTTGAAAGGGGAACAGCCTCTCGACTTCTTTATCCCAGCGATTGACCTGATAACAAAGGCGACACCAATAGCAAACATACCGACCGCGAGACCGACATCCATC